CAATCTTGTTCGTGATTGAATAACACTTTTGTAAAGTCTACGTCTTGTCCTTTGAACGGGCCTGTCTCATGCTCTTCTGGCAAACATGCCCATGCACAACTTTGACAGCACAGTTCTGCCCAACCAACATACCAACCTTCATCAGTTAGACGCTCTTGTAACTTTCTAAATCCGTTCATATTATTCTCCGTACCATACGCTAATTAGTCCTGATTGATTTTCAAACACTGTACCATCTGACCCTTGTTCAAACACAAAGTCGTATAAATTAGGAGTAACTGATCCTTCATGGAACTGTACCATGTCAGTTATGCCATCATCATTCAGGTCTACTAATAGCCCTGTTGATTTATATTTAAGGCAGTAACCTGTTGACTCGTCGCATACTTCCTTCTCGCTGAGTTTAGGTAGTTGGTTATGTGCTTCCTTAATGAGCATGCCTTCTTTGTTGTTAATATATACATCCGGCTCGTATCCATAACCAGTGCCGCCACTAACCCACAAGTCCATGTAACCATCGTTATTAAGATCAACTGTTTGTTTATGTGTGCCGCCGCCTGCCCATAAGGCATTCTCAAATGGGGTGTCAGCTAGTACAATGTTGCCGTCTACAAAAGAGAATGCTGTTACAACTGTGCCGCCTACAAACTCTGTATCGCATCCGTACTCTTTATTTGCATCAAATACTTCGCCTTCAGGTAATGTTGTTACTGCGGCCCATGCAAGTACTAACGGCTCGCTGTCCGGAGTAGGCCACCATAGTTCAAAGTGGTCCCATGCCATGCCACCGAAGTAATAGTTACCGTTAAGTGTGACGATCTCTTTACGCATGCACCAAGTATCGACTCCCTCTGAGCCTTTCCAGTCAATGCATCCAATCTCTTTGCAATGATCAAATTCATCAATTTTTGTTACCTGACCGGCAGTAATATCGTATACGCCAAATCCGTGTCCGCCGCCACCAAATGTGTAGTTGGCAGTTGAGGACTTAATCTCACCAAACGGTGCGTGATTTTCTGTATCAACTGTTGTTAAGTAGTTCCACTGTGACAGTTCTTTAGTAGCATCGTTATTGCTGTATTCCTCGCTAACATTATCCCACTTTTGGCCATTGTTCCTGTATGCATAAACATCTTCTTGCTGGAAGGTTGGTTCCCAATAGCCATACAGTAGGTCCCATCCATAGCTTTGGTTAGGAAGTACTGCTTGCCCTTGCGCCCATATAGGTGTCTCACCTAGTGTGTTCATGTTGTATTGATTGTTAAAGTCAGGAGTTAATACACCCTGATACGAAAAGTGGTTACTAAAATCGTCTGAACGAGTTCGTCTAAAGTCATCACGTGAAATAATATATGTAATATGCGGTAAGCCAATGCCTGCACTAGTATCTTCTAATGCTGTAATGTTACCAATTATGCCACCCATCTCGCCGCCGAGCTGTACATGATTCTTGCCAAATACGTCAATGTTGTTAACTTCGTATGACCCATCTCGCTGACTAAGCAATGCAATCATTGTGTTCGGCGTCGACTCATCGTGTACTACGTCTGGGCTAGTGTTAGGATGATTGAGGTCTCCGCATAGAACAAATGCTAGTATGTCTTTTCTGTCATCATTGTTTAAGTCTAAGAACATTACTTGTTGTATATTAGATAATGTACAATTTGGTAGATCTAACTCAGCTATTGCATTCTCAATAGTAAAGTCAGGAATAGAGCTAAACTCAACATCAAATGATGGAGTAGATGGTGGAGGTGTGGTTGTTGTGGTTGTTGTGGTTACTGCTGGAGGAGTAATGACAGGTGATCCGCCGCCACCACCGCCGCCACATCCTACAAGGAATACTGAACAAAGAACTGTTAAATTAAATTGACCTATAAATCTCATACTTTTCTACTCTAAGTTATTATACATTAAGTAGTATTATACAGGATATATAGGCCGAAGTCAATCGTACTAATATGTTACATTTCAACGACTTAGCTAGATAGTATTGTGCTTAAACTGGTCTGCCATAGGGAATATCTTAGCAATAACGTCTGCTACTGCATGTGCTAATTCCATATGCTCTAGCTGTGTACCATTTGCGCCACGTAATTCAATGTAGTGAATCCAACTACGCAATGTGCCGTTTACATATAATCTACTTACTGTGTTACCTTCCGGTAGTACTGCTCTAGCTTGTTCTTTAGCAATACCTTTCTTAATAGCCCAATTGTACAGCTCTTTAGTAGCACGAATATGCGCTGTTTGCTTCATATTCCATTCCTCTCCGATACGGCGTTGATCTTCATCAAGCCTATCAAGCGGAACACTATTCTGTCTGTTAACAGGATCCTGTAATCGTGCATCTCTGGTAACTAGCTCTAAATCTTTAACAGGATCAGCATAACGTTGACTGTACTCCTGGAAACTAAAACTTCTGTGACGTAATAGTTGTCTTCCAATATCCCTAGTTGTTTCTATTTCTAAACACACGGAAACCATTTCGAGTGGGCTCCAGTGTTTGTGCTTCATTAGATACTTAACAAGTTTTTCGTTTGTATCTTTATTGTGTTGGTTATCGGGATTGCTTACTCTTGCGCAGTACGCGACCAAATCTAACAGATCATGCGATACTTCGAAATTCTCAGTTCCTACCGTAGGGGTCTGACTGTAACTAATTATTTTTGCTTTCATTTTCTTCCTCTGATTATATTCCTGCCGCTTGGCAAGTGCTTTTAATTTCCCTAACTTCTTCTTTGTTTTTATTAAACAATGCCATCCAAAACGGAGCATCAATTACATGCTCGATCATCTTAACATGCTCGTCATTGAATCTAATAAGTAGGTCGCCACCTGTGCCTGACAAGTATAATAACCAAGGTGATATCTTTGCACTTCTAATATCGTAAACACCTCTAGAAGCTGTTACTTCCTTAAAGTAGTTCTGCCATGGTTGGTTATTCTCATCTCCCCACTTAGCTAAGTACATTATGTTACGCTCTAATGCTCGCATGCCACTTTCCTTCTTAACATACATTAACAGGTACTCATCATAGACTGCATCAGTAGACCAGTCCTTTAATTTCTTACCTTCCTTGATTAACCACTCTGCAAACTTCTCAGGATCTAAGTATTCGTTGCGTATGCAACTTCTACCAAACTTAACAAAGCCTTCGTAATACTGACTTGTAATAAAATCTTCAATACTCTTAGACTTACTTGCGGCTGTATTTAATTCGTAAAACATCTGGAAGACTCTGTAACCAAGTCTAACATGCGTCATTTCTTTGTCTGCAAACCTGCGTTTCTTAACACACATATGAACTCCGAGAGTACGTTCACTCTTAAAGTTCTTACCGCACCATTTACAGGTGTTATTTTCCGAAGATGTCTTTAATTGATTTGTCATCGTGTCCGTGGTCTTTAGCAAACTCTTTAAGTTCGTCTTTTGTGTTAATCGTAAATAGTATCTCTATCTCGTCATGTTTCATGTGAGGATAGATTTCACTAAGCATAGTCCTAACTTTATCTTTCTTCTTTTTACTGTTGGGCGGTTTTAAGTAAGGATGAAATTGTATCTTACCTACACCTGCCGCACTTAACAACAACCATTGTAATTCAGGGTGTTTGCTTACTTCACTAAAGTCCTTGTTAACAAGTTCGTTAGTCATGTAAATGTAATGTGCGGCATCCTTGCCTTGTACACTACTTGCATACCGCATCATCATCCATGCACTAAATGCTTTCTTTTGCTCTGGACTTAGTCTATTATAAAAGCCTCGGTCACGTTTGTCAAGTGCGGCCATAATATCCTTTAACGGTATTGCTGGTGCTTTTTTAGCCATTTTTAAATGTCTCGTAGATTTTAATAAAGTGTGTCTCGCCTTTAGCAACGTTAGCTAGCCACGATGAATCAGCTGAATCATCTGCACTGTCGCTAACATACTTGTAGCACCTAAAGTCAACTCCTTGTTGTACACACGCTTTTGCAATAGCAAATGCTTCCATGTCAACAACATGCGCAGGGTGCTTTAAGTCTGGGTCTGTAACAAAGTTATCGCCTGTGCTACATGTATGACCAATACCTAATGAAATAGTAATTGGGTCTTTGGGTAGCATTACTTCAATTGCGGGAGGGCATTCACCTTTATCTCGCTCAACAAAGTTTTTCATTTCGTGGCAGCCTGAGTTTAGTAGTATGCCGCCTGCTGTTCCAAAATTCCATACACGCTTAGGATCGTACCGTTCAATTAGTTTAGCCGCAGTTAATGCGGCATTAATCTTACCGACACCTGTAAAGAATACATTGTCCCACTTTGCCATGTGTGGTGCTTCAGCCTCTAAAGCCATTATGATTATATCGTTAAATTTATTCATTCGTTTACTTCCAAGACACTAAATGTGTCTATGCCACAATAGTCTGTTAGTTTAGCAGTTCCTTGCAGGAAAGTCAAGTCTATTACGCAGGCATAATTTATATCAAACCCGCCTGCTTGTTTAATTAACTCTACCATAGCATTAGCAGTTCCACCTGTAGCACTCACGTCATCTATGATGCAAATTCTATCAGTGTATTCAAACTTAACACTGTCTAACATTTCAAGTGTTTCGCTACCGTACTCTAATATATACGAATACGTCTTTACTTTGCCTGGTAATTTACCTGGCTTACGAACAATGTGTAATGGAATACCTAGTGCTAGTGCAACTGGAGCACCCCATAAAAATCCACGTGCATCTGGTGCAACAATTTGTGTTGCCCTGACACTCCTGCAATATGCGACCATCTTATCTACAGTGTATTGAAACGCTTTAGGATCTTCAAGTATGCTTGATATATCTTTAAACATGACTCCGTCAATTGGGAAGTCAGGTACAGTACGGAGTATTTTAGTTAGGTCCATAAAGATCTAATTGCTCCCATGGTAGATCTAGCTTGCCAAAGTGGCCATAATTCGTTGTGCGTGTTAGGTCTAGCTGGAACAAATTAAACCTATCAATGATACCTTTCGGTGTTAGGTCAACATTATTTGTTAACCATTCTGCAATATCTGCTCTAACTTGTCCATCTGCATAAACATAAACACTAGTAGGTTCTTTAACACCTATTGCATAACTTAGCTGTACAGTACAATTGTCTGCTTTACCGCTCGCTACAATGTTCTTAGCTAGATAACGAGTCATGTATGCCGCACTTCTATCAACCTTAGTGCAATCTTTACCACTGAACGCTCCGCCACCGTGTGGGGCATATCCGCCGTATGTATCTACAATAATCTTACGACCTGTTACACCTGTATCGCCATCCGGTCCGCCAATTACAAATCTGCCTGTAGGATTAATTAGGAATTCAGTTTGGCTTAGATTGTAATCATCGCCGAGTTCTTCTCTAATAATGATTTCAACATTGTCTCTGACCATTTGTGTGCTTACATCATCACTATGCTGTGTGCTACATACAATAGTCTTAATACCAGTTGGCTTGCCGACGCTGTCGTATGTCATGGTTACTTGTGCCTTACTATCAGGGCCTAACCATTCTTCTGCACCACGTCTTTCTGTTGCTAGTCTTTTTAGAATCTTGTGACTGTAGTAAATTGCACTAGGCATTAAATCAGGTGTTTCGTTACATGCATAGCCAAACATAAGCCCTTGGTCGCCTGCGCCAAAATCGTCTGTTCCTAATGCAATGTCTGCGCTTTGCGCATGTAGTTTGTTAACTACTTCTAAATTAGCCCAATGGAACCCGTCTTGCTCGTAGCCAATGTTTTTTACTACTTGCCTAACTATAGATTCAACTGTTGCATCGTCAATGGGTGTATCACGCTTATATTCGCCTGCTACTATAACAGCGTTAGTTGTTACTAATGTTTCAACTGCCGCTCTATGAGTTTCGTTGCCGTTAATAATTGCATTAGCAATTGTATCTGAGATAAGATCACTAATCTTATCCGGGTGTCCTTCGCTTACGCTTTCGCTTGTAAATTCATACATATATTAATCCTTATTTAAATTGTTCTTGATTGTTACAGCCCATTTGTCAGCATCACCTTCGTTCCACCATTCTGTGCTAGTGATTTCGATATCTACTGATCCGGGATCCGGGTTCTCAAAAACTTTGTTTGTGTCTTCAAATCTGCCTTCTGTGATTGTATTCATCCAAATTATATAGTCTGCGTCGAACTCTTTTCTTAAACTATTAGTCGGACAAACGAAATCTGCAATAGCATATTTACCATCAGCGATCGCAGTACTAGTCAGATTCTTCATCCTTGTCATTTGGCGTTTTCTGCCGTCATCGCTAAAGTCCCAATCATCAAACTCTTTGCGTATAGCATCAGCGTTAAACCATGATGCATTTCCTAACTGTACTAATAACCGTTCTGCTAGGAATGTTTTACCTGCCCCGGGTAATCCACATATTAAGATTCTTTTACTCGATGTTATCATCCTTGACAATCGTACCAGTCGTCGAACGCTTCTTTAAGATTTTTAGTCTCTGAAAAATCGTATGTAATGTATAGATCACTTTGTTCATGATACTCGGTTATTGCATATCCAACCCAAGCATTGTATGACTTACCGATTGTATCAGCATAGTCAAAGTCTGGCTGTAATGGCTCTCTGTCGTACCAGTAAGATTCGATGATATTTGCTAGGTCAGTTTCAACTATACCTATTTGCAATAACTCTGGATCAAAGTCGCAGTTGTTTGTTTCAACATAAATATCGCCAAACCCGCCCTTCTCTGAACTATGAAACATCATAACAGGCTTCGATGCTGGCTCTGTTATATCCGGGGGACGTATATGTTGCGTAAAGCATTCTCTACTATACACTTGTGCAGGATAGTCGTACTGCCCGATTTCTTCTAGCTCAGTGTACATGTCGACACTGTAGTCGTGTTCGCAATCTTCGATCCACTGTATAGCACCATCAGTATATTCAGCATCGTCGTGCAATTGTATTTCAGTTACAGTGAACTGGTTATCATCGTACGGACCATTAAGGTGTTCGAGATCATCGCATTCGTTCCATGCACAAAACTCTTTAGTTACACGTGGCACATCGTCAAATTTCTGCTCATCTTCCCATTCGAAATTAATAATAGATTCAACTAAGTCTTCTCTGTCAGCTTCGTTGCTCTCAAATTTATCTTGCCAGTAGTCTACATACTGTGGCTCAATCTCACCTACAGTAAGTTCGCCTCCATATCTGCCTGTGTTAATTTTAAAATATCGTTTCATAGTAGTTCTCCAAATTCAAGATCCTTGACCTTGTTAGCTTCTTTTACAAACAGAGCGCACCTAGGCTCCGGTTTGTCCTCTAATGGAATCACTAGTATGTGTCCATTTTTAAGTCTAGGGAAATACCATTTTACATCTTGGTAAACATTTGTAATTTGTATTTCGAGGTTGTCTGGTATGCCATTACGCATCGGATTAAATACAGGAGTCTTAAAGCCTCTATTATTTAGGCTTGCAAGTGAAATAACTTCTACGCTACCGAAGTCTTCGTCGCTTGTTACAATACTCCAATCCATGGGCATTTGTAATTTATGGTCGCCTATTTGTAAGCATATTGCCGGAGCATGAAAGCTCTCTAAGAATATGAGTGGCAGGAAATAGTAGTCCTTATAATCTGGATCACTAGTATCAAACACACAATAGCGTAAATCTTCTACTTCATCCGGTACGGTATCTAGCTCATATACCGAATTGTCAACTGTTAATATTTTCATTTATATTCCACCTTGGTTACCGAGTACCTAAATTTTTGTTCTGCGTAAAATTGTTTACGTTTTGTTAGATGTCTCTTACTATACTTTAGATTACTCGTTAAGTCAATCACTTTTAGATAATCTTTATCTTCTGCTTTACGAATTCCTCTGCCTATCGACTGTATTACCCTTACAAAACTCTTACCTGGCTCTAAAAGAACTAAGTTAAAAATTCTGGGTATGTTAATACCTACTGCCGCTACACCATATGTAGCAACAATTACCTTATTGTCTGCATCACTAATGTCTGCATACTCTTCTTGCCTATTAGTAGTTTTCATTTTGCCACTAATAAACACCCAATCATCATTTGTTTCTGCTAACATTTCGCCTGTTGCGATTCTATCTATTAGTACTAGTGTGTTTCCGGATACCGATAATCCGCTGATAATTGAACTGATTTGTTCTATTCTGACTGGATCTGTTACCAGCCATTTTAGCTCTTGCGCATAACCTGCAAAGCCAAGTTGACCATCTTGCATCTGGAGTATTTCAATATCCAAGTCTGCTAGTACGCCCATGTCTTGCAATTCTTTACTGCTTAGTTCGCCTACAACAGGACCTAAGCAACATGTACATGCTACTGCTTCGTGTTCGTCTTTGGGAATAGTTCCTGTTAGTCCCCAACGTACAGGTACGTTAGAGAACACACTGCTTAGAAGGTCTCTAAGCACGTCTGCTTTTGCTTTGTGTACTTCGTCTACCATTATGCATACAACACCCTCTAAAAACTCTTCAATATCGATGGGTGCTTCGCCCTTCTTTGATTTCTTAGATAGCACTGATAAACTTTGCCAAGTACAAATGGTATGTGTCTTTGTGTATTCTTTTCTATCGCCGAATAGTACTCCAACATCTAAACCTAAATTCTTGTAATCTCTTTCTGTTTGCACTACCAAGTCTTTGTTTGGTACGATTACTATTGTGCGACCATACTTCTCACACTTGTGACTTAGTACGGCTGTAATAAGTGTTTTACCTGCTCCTGTGGCTACTTGCTGTAAACACTGTGGATTCTGTAAGAACTTATTAATAACTGTTACCTGATAGTCACGTAGCAGGACCGGCATTCCCTCTGCAGGGTGTTTAGCTGGCCATGCCACGTGTTCATAATCAGTTGAAGTAACATCCTCAAACTCTAATGTAAAAGGTTGCCTCTGATCATCTACTACTACTTCATATCCACTTTCGGTTATAAGTGGTAGCAAACGATCTAGTAAATTTAGATAAGTTCTTCCGCCAACATCGCAGAACCTTACACACCCGTCCCATCGACCTAACTTGTAGGCTGGCATATGGAATGCATAGGGCAAGAAGTATTTGGACGCATCCGAAATCTTCCTGCGAGTCTTAACGTCTAGTCCAACAAACTTTACGTTTACTTCGTCTCTTATTTCTAAAGTTACTTTAGGCATAGTCTATTATAGTCTACTTATACGTTAGTGTCAAGAAAATGTTTCTACCACCTGCATCATAACCGGGAATCACTTCGACTTCTTTGTCGAATAAATTCTGTACAGTTAGATCAAGTTTAAGACCGTTACTCCATTCATCTAAGCCAATAACAAAGTCTACTGACTCTAGATCATTTAACTCAGTACCACTTATTGGATCGATTCCTCGTTCCAGCTGTGTAGTATAAACAAGCTCTGTGGTGAACTTATTAAAACTCGCAAAGTATGAGAGTCTGCTTTTCCATTCTGCTACCCTAGGCTGATCGCTGTCTGTAAATCTAACCATTACATTGATTGAACCATACGGAACAGCAAATATATCCAGGTATCTTACACCCGATGTATCGTAACTACCTGTGTTAACATACTGTGAATTAACATAGTCATAGTCGATGTTTTCATCAAACGCATAGTTAAAGTAACTGAATGCTTTATAGCCAACTTCAAATCCTAGACCTTCTTCGGGCTTTAAATTTGGATTAGCTTGTACCCACGAGTCGCCTTTTAGCTGATACAACGTAGGGTTACGATATGTAGTACCTACACTTACATAGAAGTCCTCAATTGTATAACCGCCCCTATACACTATTGTATCCTCGGAAGCTCTTAAACCTAACTGTAGTCTCTCTTTGAATGTAACAGATGTATAAACACTAGACTCAGCATTCTCATCACCTGCATACTTCTCTTTACTGTATGTTGCGCCTGCAATAACGTTAACTGCGTTAGACAGTTGTACGTTATCCTTAACGTCTGCATACATACGCTCTGCTTTACTTGCGTAAGTAAGCGCACCTTCAGTGAAGTACTCAGACTCGTTACTGCTGTAACCTACTGTAAAGTTATCGTTACGAACACTAATGTCTTTCTTTGTACCATCTTGCGTACAATCGTTGGACGTAGAAAAAGCTGGAGTGTAACAGTTGTCATAATCATATTCGTAGTCAACGTGGTTAGCCGCTACTGTTATGTTATTACCGAATGTTTTAACAAACTTAATTGTTTGGTTTTCATAATCATCGTCTTCTGTGTTGTCGTTACGCACACTGCCGTTATTTACTTTAAACGTACTAATGTTTAATGCATCAAACACAGACACACTTGTTAATGTGTGTTGCTCGCCTACTCTAACTGTTGCACCTGTCTCAATCCTGTCGGTTAAGAACACGGTCCCACCTACACTCCCTGACCCAAACATTACACTGTTAGCACCGTTAACTACTTTTACATTCTCTGATCCAGTAGTTAAATCATGCGCAAAGTCATACCATCCATTTCCTGCATCATTAGCTGGGACACCATTCTTAAATACCGTAGTATGAATTGTTTGTGTTCCTCGCTCCGTGAATCCTGCAAAGCCGCCATAGCCCCCGGGCAAGTATGATACTGCTGGCATTATTGTTTCAATAATAGAAAAGTCCTGACTTACGTCTGTTTCTGTTTCTGTTATCTCCGAACCAATAACTACAATTGTTTCAATGTAATCGCTCGGTGTGTTCCAATCACTTGATTGTTGCATGTATTCGTCGTCTGCTACCGCAGTGTTGATTAACAATGCGCTAAGTAACGATACTGCGAATACTTTATTTCCTATCTTCATTCTTTCTCCATATTATAATTAAAAAAACTCTCCCCTACGTCATGTAAGGGGAGAGGTTCGAAGCGCCTAAGCAGTTCTGTGTGGGAGTATTTACATACCCAAACGCTTCATACAAGTGCTCTCGGCTAGTGATTTCCACGTATCCGGAGACATTTGTTTCAGGTCAGCAATCTTGAGAACCATTCTTAACGAAATCTCTCTAAGTCTTGCTTCTTTCTCATGCATAAAGTCTACGACTTCTGCATTGCCTTCGTCACCGAACTTGTATTCGTCTAGCATGCCGTCCTTAACAATCTGGTTGATTCTTAAGAAACGATCATTCACGCTATCCATTTCCAAGTCCATGTAGTGACATCTGGACATAAGTGCCGCTAAGTGGTCTTGTATCTTCTTACTGCGAACGTTTTCAAAGTTCACGTTAGTAATAAAGATGCAACCTCCTGAGAATTCAAACCTATCCGGAATGCCTTCTCTTCGTAAAGCAACACTTTCTGACTTCCAGCTAATTGTTCTCTTTTTACCTGAGTCCAATACAGCCTTTAGCATGTTCAAGCATACCTCGTCAAACAAGATGCTATCACAATCATCAAACACGAGTATGTCACCCTTGCTTGAATTATTATACAATGTTTGGTATAAACCAATTGGGGTCATTGCACCCTTTACTACTTCTGTTCTCGGTGGACGACCAGCAAGTTTAGTTTCTGCATCGTACATATCGAGTATAGTTTCTACACCATAACTCTTACCAACACCTGGAGGACCACTTACTATAAGTCCCCTTACTACACCATTAGCAACTGCATCTGTCATTTGATCCAATATATCAAAACGCTCTCTGATACGGATCATTGCTTCTTCATCAGTTTCCACTGGCTTAGTCTCAATAGTAGGTGAAGTAGCAACAAATTCTGCGCCATCTTCTCCTAAAGGTTCAACACTAGCTAGTGTCGGTACAACAACACGGATCGAAGTTCTTTCTGGACCTAATAATGCAGATGCATTAACAGTCACAAAATAGCCTTTCTTGCCTTGCTGAGTTGGTTTAACCAAAGGAAACACTCCTTCGATTGGTTGGTTACGATATATTCCATCATTTATTTTTACAAAGTTTGACATAATTGAGCCCTCCCACAGGCATTATTTTTAAACAATATAAGTATTATACAGTAATATTCTAGCATGTCAACCTTAAACAAGGCCTACTAGCTTTAAAACAAGTACAACACCTAACACATAAACAAACATATTAAACAACGAGTCTTGCTTTGCAATGCCGCCAAATACTTTTACTATAAAATATAATGGTATCAACGCTATTAGTAAACTCATTTTCTTTGTTCCTTTGTTTGCTTTATATGTATATTATACAGCAAAAAGGTCAAATGTCAACTAAAAAAACTTATATAAATCAAGCACTTACAGCAACCTGCCAACTTGCAAACTGTAAGTTGATAATATCTGTTGCTATATGTGGGGTGGGATTGTGGAGTTTGTACATAGCATAGTCTGCGTTAGAATTGAATTCTGCCCAAACCTTAGTAACTTCGCATGCCATGTACAGGTCTGTTTCGTTAGCAACTATTATGTTAAACTGTATACCAGTTGCTTCTTTCCATTCGTGTACTTCTAGCTTAAAAGACTCTAATGCAAGAATAAAATCGCCGCCTAAACGATCATGCCCGTAGTAGTCCCTGTTGAACTTAGCCAACGGTACCTTAATCAATTACAATATCTTCCATTCCGGCTGTGCGTAACTTTGTGATATGTCCAATCTGCCATTGCTTAACATCTAGGCCTTTAAGTATGCCTAAGTATCTGTTACGCAACAATGCAAACTGATTAACTAAGTGTGTTAGATCAATAACACTGTCCTCACCATCGACATATTTCTCTGCATCTCTACTAGTGAGCTGTCGATTATATGTCTCAAAGAACTTCCTAAACACTATGCTACGTTCCTTTCTTAAGGATATATTTAAGTGTTCGAGAATCGCTTCGATCTCCTGTAACTGACCGAAGCGGTTCTCTGTGATTCCAGGCAGGGAGGAACTGGCTTTCTCCAGGCTCCCTTTTATTCTAACTTCATATTTGGCACTTTCGAGTTCCGTTTCAAAGTGACCTATAGCTCCAATAATCTCGCTAAGGTCTCCTACTACTCTATTATACCAAGCACTCATTAGTAATCCCCGTACTCGTCGTCATCATCGTCGTCAACTGAACTGATTTGAAAATGAGACACAATAGCATTCTTCATTACTGCATCAAAGTCATCCAAATGATCTTCAATTGATATAATGTCAGCATTGTCGTCAAACGTCCTAACAATAGCTTCTGAAGCTTGGATTCGATCTTTCTTTGGAACAAATAACTTTACGCTATCCCATAGCTCGTGTAAAAACGTAATATCATGACTCATTTTCTAAATCCCCTTCATGCTCGTTTAGATCTGCGGCATCTATATCACCAACGTCTATTGCTTCTGCTTCTGGATTCCTATCCCATTCGTCGATAATAACTTGAAGTTTCTCTCCAGTCCAGCCTTTCCTGAACTCCTTGATCTCTTCGCCTGTTACTGGCGATACATAGGATAGCTTGTTACCTACTTTTGCAAGTAGACCTTTAGCTTCTAACATATCTACCAAACCGCTATATGGGTCCATACCGCTCTCATACGGGATCTTAATCTGTACACCTTCGAATGGCTTACTGTAACGTGACTTCACAACTTTACATGCGGCACGGATGCCTTGTACAGTTGAGACTTTGTTACCATCTAAGTCTTCCTTGAGTTTAAGTTTACGCATTGCAACTACAATACTTGATGCATAGATAAAGCCCTGACCACCTGAGATTTTATCATCTGGGTCAAACATATCCTGTGATGCATAAGTGTGATTAGTTGCAACAATACCTACTGGGAACGGTGCAATCTGATTAACCATATTACGAACAAGTGCTGTAAGTGCTTTAGGCTTTCTACCCATATCACCTTTCATATCACCTTTTTCAAACTGATTCACATCAGTTGGTGTTAACAACATACCCAAGCTATCTATAACAAATAGTAGTTTAGGCATTTCTTCGTAAGGAAGATCGCTGTAGTTCGTTTTATAGTCTTTCATAAAGTC